GACGAGACCGTAGACGAATCCGCAAGGGTAATCGTCGGAAAGTTGTTTTCCGTGTAGGTCTGTATCGCCGATACAAGCTCAGAGTAGTTCATGCCATCGGGCCTCGTGCCATCAGTCCTTTGGTAGCGCACCCAGTGCCGCGAACTTTGATACCGTCTTCTTTAGTGGGTTCGTCACCAGCAGATTTGCTCAATCCACCAAGGCTGACATCCAAACTGTCCAGCTTGCTCTTGTTGGGCTCTTTACCGGGGTTGGAAGAAATCTTCATCTTCTTCCCGTCCATTGTGTGGGGTTCAGCGTAAACGCTGGCGGGGCCAATTTCTTTACCACCGCTTTTCATACTGTATGCCATGATTTACCCCGTTTTCTGGTTGGCTGCACGGGACAGGTTGCGACCAACTCGCATCCGGTCTTCGGAAGTTGGGCCACCTTTTTTCATGCCCTTTGCGTGCATGCGTGACTCATGGCCCTTGACCATTTTCTTAGCCTCAGTGTCGGCAATGCGTTTAACTGTCTTTGTATCCATCATGGACTCCTATGAAACCGTTACTGTTACTGTGCCAACACTTGTGGTTCCGACCAAGTAATTGGGGGTCAAACCTACATCTGTACTGCCTGCTCCGCCAACCGGATTCCAGCCCCACTGAATATCTCTACTACCGCCGCTATTGTAGCCGTCAGTCATGGGGCCAGCAGTGTAGTACGTCGAGTCGCGGCGTGGGTTGCGAAGCGCTTGTGGGTCATCCACCGGGTACATACCAAGCTGCAACTGGGGCTGATCAGGGTCCCAACAGCTCTTGCACACCAATAAGTTGTACGTCTTGGTCTTGATGATTTCCTTGCGCAGCTCGACGAGCTTAAACTGCTGCCCGCATCTGTCGCAGATAGCAATTGCTTTTTTGCCGGAGGCGAACCTGTTTGCCATTAAATGTACGTCTGACGCGGCACAAACCGCAGCGCTGCTGTTTCACGGTCTTCGGTGGAGGCCAGCTCCCACGCTTCGTCGTATTGAGCTTTGAGCACGTCCATCCGCACCATTGCATTAGGAACCTTGAGCGCCAAGTAGTAGGCCAGTCCTGCCACCAAACAGTTCAAGAAGCGGAAGGGTACGTCCATCGTGTTTACACCGCCGCCAGCGTCATCAATACGGCGCATGCGCCAGTACACAAGGGTGTAGGTCTGGGAATCGTCCGGTGTAGGCCAAACGGTCACGCAGGGAAGGTTCTGCGTGTAAATAGAATCCCCTGCCGTATGGGTTGCTGCGGTGGTTCCGTTTTGCGCCCTGACGCAGTTGTATAGGATATTTCCCGTGACGTACCCGTAGTAGATGGTCTCCGTGCCAATCAAAATGAATCCAGCAGAAGCTAAGTTAGCTGCTGATGCCACTGTAATGGTTGTGGCGGTCGATGAGATGCTGGAGCTCAACGTGGTGATTGCTGCCGTAGTGGAGCCATCCAGCCGTTGGAACCATAACTGAATGGGACGGGCCTGTTGCAGCTTGTTAGGGATAGTGGCATAGGTGGAGACGCTGATACGGGTGATGGTCAGGTCTGCCTGTGTTGCTACGCTGCCTTCTCCGGTACGGATGACATGCTCCAACAAGTCAACTGTGTCTAGCGGAACAGGGTACGTAGGAACGCCGGGAACCAACGTAATGGAACCCTGTTCAAACGTCCACATGTTTACACCACGATTAGCCCAGTCTGCGAACAGCAAGTTTAGCGACCGGCGGGCAGTTTTTAGGTCGTACCCGGTGCGCAGCTCAGAGCCCGTGCGCTCGTATGCCTCCTCAACGATTTCCGTCAAGTCAAGGTTGAACGTAGCGCTGCCTGAAGTGGCCATTAAATCACCCCCACCGTTTTATAGGCTTTCAAAAGACCTTGCAGACGTTCAATCTCTGCGTCACGTTCTTCTAGCTTGCGCAACAAACTTTCGTTCATGTCTGCCCACATCATGGTTTGCTCCATGCGCTCTTTGTGGTCTCTGTGCATCAGCTCAAACATGCGCTCAGAAGCATCAAGTTGTTTTTGGATGAAAGAAATCATTATCTAAATCCTGCCGTTTTCTTTGCAATGCTCTTGGGCTGGGCTACGAACTGTTTACCGGCTGCTTTACCTGCGCGTTTGGCTTTGGTGGTTGCAGCGTACTCGGATGGGGACAAGGACTTTATGGCAGCTTCAGGGAGGTATCGCTCACCTGTTTTTGACGACGGCTTTCCCGACTTGGTACGCCACTTCTGGTCGCCCCAATTTTTCAGGGATTGCTGCGGTGCTTTCAATCTCTGTACCCTCCACCAGCAGCCTTGTACTTCTTGGCTACAAGCTGCGCTTTACGCGCTGACCACTGCCCTGCGCCTGTCCCGTGTGTGGCCGCAGCCTTTACTTGGGACACGATGCGTTTACGCAGACTTGGCTTGGTGTAGTTTCCCGCAGCATTGACCTTGCCGCCTTCCGCGTACTGCGTAAAGGCGGTGTCATCCAGCCGGGCTTTTTTCTTAGCACCGGGCATCTTGGCTGGATTGACGGCTCCCATGCCGCGAGAAGACATCACAGATATTTACCCCGAGTTCTGCCGCGTTGGGCAATACCGTCACCGCGACTTGCGCCGCTGGGCTTGGACATCTTGGATGATGCCAGACCGCCTTTGGCCATCTTGACTGCACCGCCGCGTTTCATTTTGTTACCCGCCTCGTCATAACCGCGTTGGCCTGCCATGCTGCGCATTGAGATTGGGTTGCCCGCTTCGTCATATCCGGGCATACCGGCATTGCTCCGCGCTGTTGCCGTTGAAGACCCTTGACGCAGCATACGGGCTTGGGCTTGAGCGTTTGCTGCCTGTTTTGCAAGTTGCGCTTGTTTGTACGCAGCTTGGTTAGCACGGGAACTTACCGCTAACGCATCCGTTGCACGGGCACTTGGGCTTGCTGCCGCTGCCATTTGGTCAGCCTGTTTGGCTTGCAAGTACGCAGCTTGGTTAGCTCTTGAGCCTACTGCTAGTGCATCCGTTTGGCGTGCGCTTTCGCTTGCAGCACCGTTGGCTGCATTCAATCTATCTAAATCCGTACGCGGGGCCGTACGAGGCATTGGGTAGTCTGACTCAACCGCACCTGTTTCAACTGCACCTGCTGCATTAGAGTCTGCTGCGCGGTTGTATCTGCTTGGGCCACCGATGCTATCCAATGAACGAGCTACAACTGCTTCCCTGCGAACAGGTTTGGCTACAGCAACGGGTGCGAGTTTGCCTCGACCCTCATTACTGTAATCGGGAGCGGCTTTACCACGGCCTTCGTTGCTGTAGTCCTCGTTGGCGAACTTAGCATTGCGGCCTTCGTTGCTGTAGTCTTCGTTGGCAAACTTGGCGTTGCGGCCTTCGTTGCTGTAGTTCTCAGTTTCACCGGCAGTGCCCTCATTTATTGGGCTAACTCTGTTACCAAGCTTGGCTCCGGGAGGACTTACCCCTGATGCAGGGGCGTTCTTTTCGCTGTACTTGTCGTACGCGTACTTGCCCGCGATGCCGAGAGCTGCAAGAGCAGCTAGGTCTTTTGCTTTCATGGATTACTCCTTAGCAGGCCATGCCGCCCTTGTTCATCTTCACTTGAGTGGCTTTGGTCTTGCCACGGGAAGCAACACCGTCAGCCGCACGGACGAAACCGCCGGTAGCCATCTTGGTCATACCGCCCTTTTTCATCATCATTTGCTTTTTGTCCAGCGCCATGTCAGCCTTGGAGCCCTCTTTCATGCCCTTCTTCTCAACGTCCTTGCCGGATTTTTCAAAAGCAGCCATTTTGCTGTTTCCGGTTTTTTTCTTAGCCATCATTGCCATGAAACCGGGATTCATTTTGGAAGCCATATCACCACCTTGTTTAAAAGTCTTGCCTTTGTCGGCATTGCTGAAATCCTGTCCCACGGACTGCGGGACTCCTACTTTCTTGGCGAACGACGGCGAGTGCGCTATCGCTTCCATGAAATTGTGTTGCTTCTTACTCGTGCTTGGCATCACTTCCCCGCTTGAATAAGCTGGTCAATTTTTGCTTCAAGCTTGTTAAAGCGCTGGTCAATGTGGTCAGTAATTCGCTGAATTTCTGATTGAGTAACGTAATCACGGGCAATCTCCTCGCGGGTTTTGTTGAGCAGTAGGTTGAGACGGGTCAACTCAGAAAACTTCTCTTTGAGCAAGAACCCAATGACCGCTACAACCATTGTGAGGCCCAAAGACCAAATTGTGTTTAGGTTTTCCATTTAGCAAATCCGTCCTTTGGTCTTGCCGCGCTGGGCTATGCCGTCTGCACGAGCGGATACCGAGCCGCCTTTGGCCATCTTGACTACGCCGCCTTTGGCTTTGCTTCGGGCTTCACGTTTTGTTTGGCTGTCAAGTTCCCTGTCCAAATCCACTTCTTCCGACTTGGCGTTTGTGTATTTGCGCACCCCACCACCAATAAAGTCTTTTGTTTCTTTTAACGATTTTGCAAGTCTGTCCCCCGTACCAGCAAGCTGCTCTGCGCCAGCACCTATGGGACCTTTATTTTCGCTGGAACGGCCACCAAAAACGGTTTCGGCGGGGACAACAAGTGGAGATAGTGCAACACCCATAGCCGCTTGCTTCAAGCCTTCCGATTTACTTTTTGAAAGGCGTTCTTCTTCACCGGCGGGGCGAATACTGTCGTACTTGCCGGGTTTGCTCATGCGGACGTTTTCTTTTTCCCGATAGTACAAGGGAGAATCCTTGTCCTCTTCAACACCCATTTTGCGTTTGTAATCAACCATAGCGTACTCCTAGCACTTCCATCTTGCTAAGGAAGCCGCCTTGCGGGTAGGCTTTCCGTTTTCGTCTTTCATTGGGCCGGGCATACCACTCATGCGGGCGCAGAATGACTTCTTGCGTGGGCCGCCCTGTGGCTGTGGGGCCTTGAGGTTGCTACCTGTAGCAGCGTTGTACTTGGCACGGCCTTTGGCAGTCAAACCCGCCCCTTTGGAGACGGGCAGCTTCTCACCACGACCAACTGCAAGGGAGGGAGTTTTCTTCTTAGCCATAGAACACCGTGATACCTGTAACAGTGCCAACGCTGAGAGTAAGGTACAGTCCTGTGGAAGCCAAGATACCTTCACCGGGAATCGTTACACTAAAAGTAGTAGCCTGTGCGAGGCTTGTTAAATCCATTGTGTACAAAATGTCCCCGGTAGAACTACCGTTTCTGATTTCAAACGTCACTGCCGTAGACGCTTTTTGGGCTACAACAAAACCTTTAAGGCGCGTGCGTCCTACGTAATAAGAACCCGCTGCACTCAAGTGCGCACTTTTAACGTCTGTCTGTTGCATAACTAATCTCCTGTAAAACGGGGGCCGAAGCCCCCGAGACTAATTACTGCTGGTTAGCAGGAGGCGACTGGTTGCCGCTGGAGTCTTTGACTACGTACTGCACGGTAATTTGTGCTGCACCGCCACTGGCAGTTCCTGCGCAAGCGTAGATGACTTGAAGAATCAAGTCGGTCGTGCCTACGTTCAAGATGGTAGCCATGTTTGTGCCCGACAGCGTAACGGTTGCGCGGCCCACAGCCAGAGGAGTAGTGGAAGCACTTCCAACAGTTGCCAGCGAAGTTCCACCCGAAGTCTGAACGGTGATGGTGTTACCGGTAGTGCCCGAGAACGCAGTGGTGATGTCGCAGAAGATGTTGGTAATCTGTGCGCCTGCGGGGATGACTGCAAAGGTGGTAGCAGTCGTGGTGCTGACCGTCATCGTGCCCGTTTGGGTGACTTGGGTAGTACCGGTGTTCTGGATGGTTCCAGCAGTCGTGCCGGTGGTGTTTTTGACCGTGCCCAAGAGCCAAGGGCCAAGGTGAGTAGCGAATCCCATGATGAGTCCTTACATACAAGTTAGGTACACTGGTCGGTATGTCGTCTGCCGGGGCAGTCCAGTGCACCGGAAATCCCGGATAGCTGCAATATACACCATTTTTAAGGCGCGTCAATAGCATGCCGTACAAAGACCTAGCTGTTCGCAAAGCCAAGCACAAAGAGTACTCGGCGGTTCACTACCAGAAAAACAAGACGGTTGTGCGGGCCTCAACAAAAAAGACCAAGAAAGAAAAAAAGCAAGAATGGGCGGAATTTAAGGCAAAGCAGTCCTGCACCAAGTGCGGGTTCTCCCACCCCGCAGCAATCGACTTCCACCACGTCGGGCCTAAGAAATACAGCGTCAACGAGCTTATCGCTGGGGGTAGGTTCAAGTTAGCCTACGAAGAAGTGCGGCAGTGCATTACTCTTTGCGCCAACTGCCACCGCATACACCACTATGAAGAGCACAAACTAAAAAAGGGGCCGAAGCCCCCTTTAGAACCCAACACGGGTTAAGCCTCTTCAGCTTCGTCTTCAGCTTCGTCTTCAGCTTCGTCTTCAGCTTCGTCTTCAGCTTCGTCTTCAGCTTCGTCTTCAACCAAGAGCCACTCACAAGCCTCTTCGTCCAGCCAGTACCAAGCATCGTACTCTTCGTCGTACCAGCAATAGCAGCCAGCGTCTTCGTCGTAGAAGTACTCTTCGCCTTCAGTAAAGCAGTCCGCGAACGCCTCAAACTCGTCGTCCTCGTCTTCCACTTCTTCGATGTCGGTGTTACCAAGCATCTGTGCAGTCTGCAAGAACTTCAAGATGGACTCGGTGGAGAACTCAAAATAGCCGCCATCGGCCAGGTCAACAGATACAGTAAACAGCATTTTTAACTCCAAAAAATAGTTGCAGCACCGCGCTGCAAGCCATCCTACCATGACGTCTGTGGCGGTTTGTGACGGTTTTTAGACGTAAAAAAGGCCCCCGAAGGGGCCTTCTCAGCAGGGTTAAACCCTAGCTTAGGACGAACCGGGAGAACCGAAGATTCCCAGTGGGTCAGACCAGCCGAACGAATAACGCTCACGGGCCTTGTAACGCACGTTGCCGGTGTCGAAGTCGCCGTCCATCGAGGTAGCCATA